ACTCTTGACCCAACTTCAACTGACGACATGGCAATACTTGCCAAAATCCGCGCACGTGTTACTGCCGCAAATAAAAGATCTTTAAAACAACAACGTGTTTGCGTTCGCGGCCGTAAGCCTATAACTAAAAAGACAATTACTAACTTCTGGACTGGCCACACAAGCACTGTTGGTTTTGACCACGGTGGCAATGTTGTTGGTGGCCTTGCCAATGCTTCTTCACTTGATGTTTACATTTACGCGCGTCGTTAATTGGAAATTATATTATGAAAAATTTATTGAAAAATACTACATATTTGGGTTCTCTTTCTATAGATGGCAAAAGGTTAAAGTTTTCACGTGCATTAAACATGGCACGCTGTAACGTTATTGCTATGGGCGACGTTGTCTATTTCATGTGTATTAAAAACAAAATCCATAAAATAGGTATTGCTGGCGGTGAAACCGGCTGGGAAAGTCGGGTTAATATGTACAGTAAAGGTGAAACCGAAGGGGGTGATGCTACTAATCGCCGTATATTTAAAGAATTGCGCGAAATGTGCGAAACTAATATTGACATTTACGCAGTTTCCGCTCCTCGCCAAAAGATTGTATTGACATGTCCCATTAAAGGTGATATAATAGAACATTATGTACAAACTCATCGCGCAGTTGAACTCAGTTTAACTCAGCAGTATATCAAAAGCGGCGGGGAGTTAAGATTCTGCCGCCAACTCAACTAAGGAAACCACTATGACTGAAAGATCATCAGTAAAAGTATTACAAGAATGCATTGAATTGCAGACCGCAAAGTCTCGTGATTATCAAAACGCTAAATCGACCGTTCGTCAAGCTGACTATTATCCGCATGGCGTAAATACCATTATGGATATTATTCATGCTAAAACCCTTCGTATACGTTCTGTTATCGAAGCAATGGAAAATGATCCTGATTATAAACCTAACTTTGAGTCGATGGAAGATTCACTTAAAGACATGATTAACTATGCTTCGTTTGCAGTTGCTTATTCACGTGGTGAAGTTGACGGCCAGTCTACCGATCGCGATTTCTTAAACCGTCAACTTAATGCGCCTGTATCTGATTCTGAGCCGTCTACTCTTTTAAAACCATTTACTGATGAAGATATAGACGCTATGAATATGTTTCCAACGCATTCTTATGAAATTTTAAAAAATAACTGTGAAGAGCAGATGATATGAATATAGATGACATACGCGACCATTTCGTTGATGAACTTGAATGGCACCAAGAAACAATTGATCGTGGTGGTAATAAGACGCTTGAAATGGTTGGTGCAAGTTTTATTGCTGACGATCCATGTATCTTCGGTACGCCTAATACTGAATACATTGACGCTGAGATCCGTTGGTATTTAACACAATCAACTAATGTTGGTACGCTTGCAAATATTTATGGCAAAACACCAGTTGCTTGGCAGGCAACCGCAAATCTTTATGGTGAAATAAACTCTAACTATGGCCATCTAATATTTGCTGAAAAGTTCCATAACCAATTCAAACAATGCTTAAATGAGTTAAAGGGTAATCCGTTTTCGCGTCGTGCTATCATGGTTTATAACCGTCCGTCTATTTGGATTGAATATAACGAAAACTCTAAAAACGATTTCATATGTACTAATGCGGTATCATATTACATTCGTGATAATATGTTACAAGCTGTAGTTCAAATGAGAAGTAATGATTGTTGGGCAGGTTATAGAAATGACTATGCGTGGCAAATGTACGTAATGGAATTGCTTAAAGACAATTATAATGAGTCAACTAATTCAGATATTAAAATAGGCAACCTTCATTGGCAAGTACAAAATTTGCACGTCTATGAGAGAAACTTTTACTTAGTTGATCATTATAGTAAAACTGGTGAACACCATATATCAAAATCTGATTACATATCAACGTATCCTAAAAGTGAGTATATCTAATGAGCAGTCTTTGGAACGAACGGTTTCTAGCGTTAGCACGTGAAGTAAGCACTTGGTCCAAAGACCCATCAACTAAAATCGGAGCGGTTGCAGTACGTGACCGCCAGATTCTTTCGGTGGGTTATAACGGGTTCCCACGTGGAGTTGAAGACACTGCCGAACGTTTAAACAACCGTGAAACAAAATACAAATATGTAGTTCATGCAGAACAGAACCTTATATACAATGCTGTTAATAATGGCGTCAGTTTAAAGAATTCTGCTTTATATGTTTGGGGACTACCCGTTTGTAGCGAATGTGCAAAGGGAGTTATTCAAGCAGGTTTCTCAAAAGTTTATTGGGCAACCGATTCTAATAAAACTATTGACAAACGATGGGAAGTATTATATAATAGTACTGTTGAAATGTTTAATGAAGTTGGAATAGAAGTATATGCCTTATAATGGAAACACTCTTGTAGTTGATTTTGATGATACGCTTTGCATACATCCACATGATGACAAGTCTAACATCGCTTGCGGTAAACCAAATTACGATCTTATAAGTGAAATTAATAGGCTCTTCGATAAGGGCTTTGACATATTCATATATACTGCACGCGGTCACTTCAGCGCCGACAATCGAGCTGACGCTGAACATAAATACCGTAATGTTATTGAAGTATGGCTAATGGAACATTCTGTTAGTTACACAAAGCTTTCGTTTGATAAGCCTTATGCAGTTTATTACATTGATGATAAAGCAATAAGGCCAGATGAACTATACTTATTGGAGAAGTTATGATTGGCATAATACCTGCTGCAGGTCGCGGCGTAAGATTCAAAGAACTTGGTAAACAATACAGTAAAACCATTTTACCGTATAAAGAAGTACCTATCCTCATTCATCAAATTAAATGGCTAGAGGATTCTGGCTGTAACGATATTAGAGTTGTAGTAAACCATCAAGAAGAAACTGTACACGATATGTTGGCGATGTATGGAAAGACTCAAGTTAAAGTTGTACGTCAACAAGAACACAATGGTTTATCAGGTGCTATCTTTGCGGCTTTAAAACCAGAAGATAACGATTCGGTATTGATTGTCCTTGGTGATATTGTTGTTAAGTCGGATGCGTCTAAATATTTCAATGAAAACTTTGTGTCTGTCATTGAAGTAGAAGACTATGCTAGATGGTGTATGGTTCAAACATCAGCGAATAAGATTTCTACATTTATTGATAAACCTACGGAACGGCCTGATACCAATCTTGCTTTAAGCGGTGTATATCATATTCTCGATTCGGTTAACTTATATGAGTTATTACGTGAGCAATTGCAACATGAAGAAACTAAGATCGCAGGCGAATTTCAGTTAAGTGGTGTTTTACAATCAATTGCTGATTGGGATCATATGATAACTGTGTCACTTGGGCATATTGACTTTGGGACTCTTGAAGAATACTTAAGTAATCGTTCAGTTAAAAACTCAAGATCTTTTAATAATTTGTACGTCGATGATGTAACGGTTCGAAAGTCGTCTGAAACACATGGACAGAAATTAATAGAAGAATTCAATTGGTATAATAACTTGCCCATGGGACTTACATTAAACACGCCAAGAATGCTGTCACACGAGTTCTTTGATCCGCATCAATGCGTATGTTACGTAATGGAAAAGATATTGGCACCAACGTTCCGCGAAATATATTTGTTTCTTGATACTTCAACCGAAACTTGGAGAACAATCTTCAATTCATCGTTTAGGCTATTGAACAAGATGGAGTCATATGGACAACCTAACAACTTTATGGACACGGTTGTTAAAAAGACGGTTTCACGGGTAAACGATATTAATCTTGCAATTAATCACGACATAATAAACAAATTCATTATAACATTAGAAGACGCTGTTGCTAAACATGAGCATGTACCAACATTAATGCACGGCGACTTTTGCTTTAGCAATCTGATGTACGATTTCAATTCTGACCGTGTTACTATGATAGATCCAAGAGGTCAGCTATTTGGCGATCATTATTACGAAGTAGCTAAGTTGATGCATTCAGCGGTATATAATTATGATATCATTGATTCTGAACTCTATGTTAAAAACGGTAATGATGTTCGTTTGTATTCAAAGGGTAAAGAAGAGGTTGCGGCTGAGTTCATGCGCATTCTAAAGAATAATTACAGCGATGAAGATATTCGTTACATTAAGATTATTGTTGCCAGTTTGTTCTTAAGCATGATACCTTTACATTCGCACAGTAAAACTAACCAAGAACAATATTATAAAATATTTAAAGATATCTATTTACATTTATAGTAAAATTTGATATAATAGCTATCTAATCAACTAAGGGGGAACATTATGGGTCGCACGTACGTGATCGGGAAGATCGGCAAGTCTATAAAATTTAAGCCTAGCACGTGGGGTGCTATCGGCGGAGATAATGAAGCACCCACACTATATCTTAAGTTAGCTGAACTTAATCCTGATGATACTTTTATCATGATAGGCAAAAGCGATCTTTATAAGATGCGTGGCTTGCCCACAAATCTTCATGATGCCTGGGCACATTACACGAAAGGTGAATCTGATGCCATAGCGTTTATAACTAATCATCTGAAGAATACTAAGGTTGATGCTGGAATTATGGTAGCTGGTCCAACTGGCGACGTAAACTTTCAAGAAAGGATATACACTCTATCTTCGATTAAAGCAGGTAAACCACAACTAGCCAAAACTCTGTTTATGCACGAGAATTACAGCGGTCCTATTTATGATTATCTTAATGATAGCATGATACCTTGGATAATGATTAACAATGATCCGCGGTATTTAAAGCTTGGCCGAGATATGTTTAATATGCCAAAAGAAATACTTTCACAATACGATTCAGCTAAATTGTATCGTCACATATCTTCATATGAAGACCAAACTCTGTTAGTCGATCATCGAGTACAATATAAGTATGCTGGTGTAGAAAAAGTCTTTCTTATTAATAAAGAATTGGTTAATATCGAAAAGACTAAGAAGTTTATGGTAGTTCTTAATGAAGGAAGTAATGGTGTTAGTTCGCGCTATAACAAGTTAAAAGAATATGTACTTGACCACGTTGAGGACGTTGATATTTATGGCAAATGGGATGAAGACACTGTAAAAGGCGATAAGCGCTTTAAAGGGTCGATTAAGTTTGAGGAACTGCAGCAGATGTTACCTGAGGTCAAATATTCCTTTATGATATCTATTCGAGACGGTTGGGTTACAATGAAAGTTTGGGAATTGATTAGCAATGGTATTATACCGTTCTTGCATCCAAATTATGACGACCAACACCATATTGCAGTACCCGAGTTTTTGAGACTTAGTAAACCTGAAGAGTTACACGAGCGCATTGAGCAACTTGAAAACGACCCTGTCTTATATAATAAGATATTACAGGAATGCCAATATCTTATTACACCAGATGATACAAGCGGCAAAGTATTATGCGATAAGATTACTAGTACAATAAATAACTATCGAAGCTCTACTACAGGAACCAAATCTTATGATGAAGTTCTTCAAGAAATAGCCGATGATAGTAATGATTTAACGCACTTCTTTGGATGATTAATAAAATGAAAAATGATTATAGTTGGGCCCCTCACATACCGCTTATTGGCGGCCTCCCACTTGGCGCAGAAGCAGCACTAGGTAAAGCACCTAAATTTGTATCAAGTCTTGATGGGTTTTGGGCTAATGATAGTCTTTATATGAACCATCAGAACGAAACGCTGTCTCGTGGAATAGACTACCGACCTTTAGACCCAGGCGAACGCAGTTTTGTTGAAAAGGTTAACATTGTTGTATCAACACCACCATGCGCAGGTTTATCACAATTGAATACTGGTAAAGCTAACTCTGCAGCAAAAGGTGCTGATGCCGAAAAGAATCAGTTTATGTACATCGCGGCTGAACAGGCAATGAAGTGTTATGATGCCGATGTAATCGTTGGCGAGAATGCTCCTGCGCTATATACAAATAAAGGAAAGCCAGTTGCGGATAAGCTTTTACAAATTGCACGTGATAATGGGTATTCTTTCTCATTGTATAAAACAACTACCTCTTTACATGGTATTCCTCAGAATCGCGACCGTACGTTCTACACATTTTGGAAAGGCGATAAAGCACCAATTCAATCATGGTTTAACGAATCACGTAAAAACTTCCCTGATTACTTGAAAGAAGTAACCAATGAAATGTCTCACCAAAGCGACATTATCAATGATAAAATCGGTACTGGCGAATCGTATTATAACTTCATTCAGTATAAGAACCCTGGCGAAAATCCTCGTGATATTGTGATTGCGAATAATTGCTCAACTGCATTCAATTATGTTAGGCGCGGTGGCTTCTTACAGGAAGCGATTGACTACTTTGAAGCGATTGATGATACAAAAGGCTTGCATTTAGCAACACATGCTAAAATGAAATTCTCTAAAGGCTTAGGCATTTGGGATGGTTCAACTCACGTATTCAATGAATGTATGAATGCATGTATCAGTCGTAACATGAATGATACAATTCATCCAGTGCATGACCGTTCAATGACTATTCGCGAAGCATTACATATGATGGGCTTTCCGCATAACTTCAGTCTCCCTGGTGGAAAACGTAGTGTACCGTTTATTGCTCAAAACGTTCCGGTATGTACTGCAGCGTCAATGGTCGGTGAAGCAGTTAAGTTTTTAAATGGCGAATTGGAATTATCTGATAGTGATTTTGTTAAACAAAACAATCATCATCAACGAATAGATGCAGGCAATATTGCAACAAACACATTAGAACAATTCATTGCGTAAACCATTGACATCAATACAGAACTGTGATATAATTAATTGAATTGGAGTAATACACTATGAAAATATCTTTAACTATATTTCAGTCTCTGTACGATAACAAAACTCATCGGCAGTTCACGGTTAGCGATTGGCCCGACTTCGTTGAGTTTTTATATACGCTATCTAAAAAACCGATAAAGTCAAAAACCGACGCAACACTGATTTCGCCTGCGGTATACAAGGAAGACCGTACTCGAAGTAATGATGCTGTTACGTGTTGGGGTGGTTGGGCAGCAATGGACGTTGACGCTCATGACTTTACAAATGAAGAACTTCAGGAAACGCTAAAAGCAAAATATGGTCAGTACTCATATGTATGTTATAGTACAGCAAGTTCATCAATTAAAACCCCTAAGTTCCGCTTAGTATTCAAACTCGACAAAAGAATAGAAAGTCAAAAGATTCGCCAGCTTTGGTATGCACTTAATACTGAAATTGGTGAACTAGGCGATCGTCAAACAAAAGACTTAAGCCGCATGTATTATATTCCAGCAACATATGATAATGCAAATAACTTTATCTTTCATAATGACGGTAACACTATTCCTACTGAAGAAATAATCAATAAACATCCGCTACCATCACGCAAAACTGGTAAATCGTTTTTTGATAGAATGCCTGAGTCAATGCAAAAGATGTTTATTGAACATCGTAAAACTCAGCTGAGTAATACATCGTATAGGTGGAATAACTATTCGGATTGTCCGTTTCTATCAAAAAGAATGCTTGACTCATACCGAGCTACTACCTATCAAAAAGATTCAGGAAGATACATAAAAATGTACGAAGTTATGGTGCATGTCGCATCAAATGCAATAAAGAAAGAATACCCAATAACTGGAGGAGAGATAGTAGATTTGTGTAAACAAATTGATATGGAAACTGGTAACCGCTATGCAAAACGTGCATGGGATACCGAAGCAAACCGAGCAATTGAATATGCATATAGAAATAATTGATTGACATTCATGTGTGTTTTTGATATAATAGATCTAAATTAATAAAAGAGGTTTTACTTTATGAGTCTGATGGCAAAATTAAAAAAGAGTAGTCGAATCAAAGAAACTGAGATTCTTTCAGAGTCAAAACTATTCAATGAAATGGAAATGACACCAACCGATGTTCCTATGATGAACGTTGCGTTAGCAGGTGGCCTTGAGGGCGGTATATCGCCAGGGTTAACGGTTTTTGCAGGACCAAGCAAACACTTTAAGACAAGTTTCTCATTAAAGATTGCGGCTGCATATCTTGCTGAGCATAAAGACTCGGTAATGATGTTTTATGACTCAGAGTTTGGCTCACCGCAATCGTACTTCGAATCGTTTGGCATTGACTTAGATCGAGTTTTACATGTCCCTATCACTGATGTTGAAGAACTTAAATTCGATTTAATACATCAACTTGAAAACATTGAAAAGAAAGACAAAGTTATTATCGTAATTGATTCTATCGGTAACCTTGCATCTAAGAAAGAATTGCAAGATGCTAAAGACGCTAAATCAGTTGCTGATATGTCGCGTGCAAAAGCACTTAAAGGCTTATTCCGTATGGCAACTCCGTATCTTACAATGCGTAATATTCCAATGCTAGCTATTAACCATACTTATCAGGAAATGGGTTTGTTTCCAAAGGCTATTGTTAGTGGTGGTACTGGTATTTACTATAGCGCATCAACTATTTGGATACTAGGTCGCCGTCAACAAAAAACCGGTACTGAAGTAACAGGCTATGAATTCGTCATTAACGTTGAGAAGTCTCGTTATGTTAAAGAGAAGTCAAAGATACCAATTACCGTTACTTGGGAAGGCGGCATTGAAACTTACTCAGGATTGATTGACGTAGCAATGGCTGGTAACTTTGTACAGAAACCTAAGAACGGTTGGTATGCAATTGTTGATCGTGAAACTGGTGAACTAGGTCCAAACAAACGTCTTAAAGATACTATGAACGCCGAGTTTTGGGATCCATTATTATCATTAACGGCCTTCCAAGAATTTATACGTGGAGTATATAAAATTGGTTATAAGTCTACTTTAACTGAAGAGTTCTTAGGTAATACAGTTCAAGAATAAAACTAAAATAACTATTGACATCGACAGGGAAGTCGGATATAATAGTATATTACGAATTGGGGATACGCTAATGGCATATAGCAGTTTAGGATCATACAAGAATCATCATTACACTATTGATGATCCTATATCTTTACGTAGGGAAGTGCGTGAGCACGATACTAATAAATTAGTAGCATTTGTATCAAAGGAAATAGTTGACGCGATGCAAGACGATATTACGTTAAAATTGGAGATTATTAGAAGTGCTGGCATGTTAACGATTAACCCGTGGTCTTTTGAACCATACACCACAAAAATTGAGGATTTATAATGTACAAGTTTATTGATAGCGACCAATATGATACAATGCCAATACAGATAACTGAAGGAGATTTTGCTGATACAGTTTTTCGTTATCATAGTCTAGAAATTACTGAAGAAGAGGACGGCCTGAATATCAGTTACAAATTCGATATAATCGAAGGCAGTGAAGAACTCCGCGAAGATGTAAAATTCCATGAGCTGATGAGTGCAACTTTGAATACGATAGTTGAAGCAAGCGCCAAAGAAGCCATTGAAGCTAAGGAACTTGTTGATGGAAACTGAGTTAGAGTCGATGATCCTAAAGAGCCTTATAACTAACGAAGGTTTTACAAGAAGAGTAATCCCGTTTTTAAAGAAAGAATACTTTGAAGGACGCCATGCCAATATCTTCAATAACATTATTGATTTTGTTGCAAAGTATAATAAGTTGCCTAACATTGAAGCGCTAAGCGTTGAGCTGCAGTCTGGTGATATATCAGATGGTCAGTATGAAGAATCCGCAATGGCTTTAAATGACCTTAAGAACGTTGATGAAAAGGTTGATGAAACTTGGTTACTCGACTCAACTGAAAAGTGGTGCCAAGACCGTTCTATTTACCTAGCAATTATGGAATCTATATCAGTTATTGACGGCAAACACAAAACTTTATCAAAGAATAGTTTACCTGAGTTATTACAAGATGCTTTAGCAGTTTCCTTTGATACCAACATTGGTCATAGTTATCTTGCTGATTCCGACTCTCGGTTTGAGTTCTATCACAGGAAAGAAGCACGTTTGCCGTTTGATTTAGAAATGATGAATCGTATTACAAAGGGTGGGTTACCTCCAAAAACATTGAACTGTATCATGGCATCGTCAGGTGGTGGTAAGTCACTAATGATGACGCATATTGCGGCTGCGGCTATGATGCAAGGCAAAAACGTTCTGTATATTACAATGGAAATGAGTGAAGAAAGTATAGCACAACGTGTTGATGCAAACATGCTTAATATTTCACTTGATGACTTACTTTTGATGCCTAAGAATCTATACACTGATCGTATGGCAAAACTGAATAAAAAAACTAATGGCGAGTTAATCATAAAGGAATATCCAACAAGTTCTGTTCACTGTGGACATTTCCGAGCATTACTTAATGAATTAAAAGTTAAGAAGAAGTTCGTCCCACAACTCGTAGTTGTTGATTATATTAATATCTGTACAAGTTCAAGATTGAAAGGTGGTGGTATGGATAACTCATACATGTTAATAAAATCAATAGCTGAAGAATTGCGTGGACTTGCTGTTGAAAATAACTTTCCGATTATAACCGCAACGCAAACAAACAGAGCAGGCTTCGGTGATACTGATGTTGATATGAATAACGTTTCAGAATCATTTGGTTTACCGGCAACATGTGATATGTTACTTGCATTGATTACAACACCAGAACTTGATGAATTAAACCAAATAATGGTAAAACAATTAAAAAATCGTTATGGTGACATTAGCACATATACTCGTTTCATGCTTGGTATTGAACGCGCTAAAATGCGTTTATACGATGCCGAAGATGACGCTAGTGATGGACTTGTAACAAGCAATTCTGCACCAGTTGCTTCAACTTCACCATTCTCAAAGAAAGAAAAACCACAAGGCTTCCAAGGATTTAAAGTATAATGATAAGAGTAATATTTGCAGTAGAAACTCACATGGGGTATTCTAATAAGGGCACGATGCCTGATTGGAAAAGTACAGCTGACTTTAAGCATTTCAAAGAAAGCACTGAAGGTCAGATAGTAGTCATGGGGTCGAAGACATGGGAAGATCCTATGATGAAAAGACCTTTACCTAACCGCATTAATTGTGTTGTTTCTACACGTGACGATTTGATTAATGCTGATAAAATAAATCATTTAATAAGCAGCCAAGATCTTGTAAGTCAAATGCGATTACTTGAAAAAACGTATCCAAACAAAGATATCGTAATCATCGGTGGGTGGAATATTATTAGTCAATGTTTACCTGTTATCGAGAAAGTTACTTTAACTGTAATGTATGAAAAATACGAGACTGATAAGAGACTTCCTTTGGGTTGGTTAATAGGATACGGTCTAGGTAAAACGTTTAAACTGTCGGATGGCAAAGGAAAAGTGGTTGAGTATATAAAATGAGAGATTATGATAAAGTACTCAGAAACATATTAGAAAATGGCCAACCAACCGATGATCGTACCGGTGTTGGCACGTTTGCTACATTCGGCGAAAGAATGGAGTTTGACTTAAACGAAGGGTTTCCTGCTATAACAACAAAACGTTTGGCATGGAAGTCAGTCGTAAGTGAGTTACTTTGGTTCCTTGAAGGATCAGATGATGAACGCCGACTCGCTGAAATCCTGTATGATAAGCCTCGAGCAGAACTAGTTGATAAGAAAACTATCTGGACTGATAATGCCGATAATCAAGGTAAAAACTTAGGATACATTAATAGCAATAATGCTAAAGGTCTTGGTCCAGTTTATGGCGTTCAATGGACAAGTTGGTATAACGGCGCAACTGACGAGCACCATAACCAAATAATTGAGTTGATTGATGGTATTAAGAATGATCCATATTCAAGAAGACATATACTAAATGCTTGGAACGTCTCAAATATACCAAAAGCAGATGATTTTATGACAAATGAGCCATTGACGAAAGAAGCGTTCTTAGAAAAATTAAAAAATAATAAAGAATTTAATTTGAAATATGGGAAAAGACTAAAACCCGGACGAAACCCTATGGCATTACCGCCTTGTCATGTTATGGCTCAGTTCCATGTTCAGAATGGTAAGCTAAGTTGTCAGATGTACCAACGGTCGGCTGATATGTTTTTAGGTATTCCTTTTAATATTGCAAGTTACGCTTTATTAACTCATATGATTGCTAGTATTACTGGATATGAAGTAGGTAAACTGATTATAATAATCGGCGATGCTCATATCTATAAGAACCATGTTGAACAAGTTAAAGAACAATTGTCACGTGAGCATTATCCGTTACCTACACTTACAATGCCTGCTTTAGGTCCAACTGAAGTTAGCATTTCACGAACTAAAACCGTTGATTACATTCTTGAGAATTATAATCACCATCCAACTATTAAAGCGGAGATGGCCGTATGATCGAATATGGAGTGTATCTAATATTTCTTGTAATAGCTTTAGCATTTACATATAGAAGTGCTAGCAATAAAGCATACAGTTATGGGTTTATTAGAGGCAGTACTGTTGCCAGCCAACGTTTAATTGGTTTGTTAATTGAGCATGATAAAATAACTGAAGATGAAGTACTGGCTTTTTTGAAATTAATACGAAATAAATAAATGAATATGGATATTCTTTTAAGTTCTAAAAATAATGAAATAAACTATATACATTATCTGTAAATTTGATATAATAGATCTACAAATTGAGTTAAGGAATAAAAACATTATGAAAGATTTAAGAACTGTACTAGACCTAATATGCGAACTTGCTGACAACGATGCCGCTGCTGCTTATCAAATACCTAACGCATCGTTCGATGACGTTTACTTTGAAATCCCTTTTGAAAAATTTGAAATGCTATCAGGCTTATCGCTTGAAGCTGCTCAAGACTTAGAATTTAACGAAGAATACCAAGGTTGGGTTGCTTACGACAAATGCCTAGACGCGGTTGTTCTTGGCGGCGCTGAATGTTAAAAGGTTTTGAATTAGTAGGAACGGAATATGGATATTCTTTTTTGTTCTAACAAAGTTATTGACATGGACGTCAATAGTTGATATAATAGTACCATAAATTGATAAACAAACTAAAGGTAATAAAACATGACAAACCAAACCACCGATCGTCGCAATGAAAAACTTAGTGCTAATTCAAAATTTGCAATCACCACCCCTGAAGGCAAACGCTTTCACGTTTCAACAAATGAAGGGTTGAACGCTATGCTTGAAAGCGGTTTCGTTCCACAAGATTCACTTATTCAAATTGCGTCTTCAACTAACAATTCAAACGTTACAAAGTAAAGGAATTAAATTATGAAAGACAGAGATGCTATTCAGTTTTTACTAGGCGCAGCGTTTGGCGCTGTTGTTGTAACTTTAGTAATGGCTAACATTAACGCTGACGCCGTCAAAGCTGCAGAAATTCAAGAAAGGCTAGCCAATATATGCTTTATGACTGGTTCTACTCCCAAAGAATATGACAGCTCAGGCGAGTTAATTTGTGAAAACGGCGCATCATTTAATTATAGCGATTTTGAATAAAGTTGTTGACATCGTGCGCAATACTTGTTATAATAGATCTACAAATTGAGTTAAGGAATTAAATTATGAATAACATTGATACTGCTTTAGAAGAACTTGTATTGGCTATGAAAGCCGATTACGACTTAATGCTTGCTACGTCTGAATATACTGCTTCACGTGACCAGCTTGTTGTTAACATTGTTAAAGCTCGCAATTATGCTAAAGTGGTGGTTGTGACCGACCGTGGTTATGAATCTGCGGCTGGCTTCGTAGCTTTAAAAGATAACCCTAAAAAAGGTTTATTGTTTGGTGATTTGCTAAAGTCTTCTTCATGGGATGCTCCAGCAACAAACTTTGCTCGAGGTAACTTGTTTCAAGCCGGTTGGCAAAACTGCGTAAGATGGGTGGGTATAGGATAATGGCTGAACGATACGAAGCTGATCGCCATGATACTTAATGGTAATGTTTAAACTTATATAGATATTCCTTTTTGTTCTATAAAAACTATATACATTGTGCTTGTTTATTGATATAATAGCTACTCAATTAATAAGGAAGCACATATGTCTAAATACGTTAAAAACACAATCATCGCTAATACTGATTTCTCTAATACTGACTTATCAAATTCTACATACTTAAATTGCTCATTCGTTAACTGCAATTTCACAAATGCTATCCTTGACAATTCTTCTTTTGAAAACTCATCGTTCATTAATACTAATTTTATAAATGCCTCAATTAAAAACTGCAATTTCACAAATGCTAATTTAGCCGGCCTCTATTTATCTGAATGCCTAAATACTACAAATTGTAATTTCACAAACGCTAATTTAGCTGCAACCGTTTTTGCATTCTTGCTTGATCTTGCTGACTGTAATTTCACAAATGCTAATCTTACCAATACCGACTTTCAACAAATTCCATTAAATAAAAACATATTTGATAATACTGCATCATTTGATAAATATCAAACAGCGGCCTAGCCGTTTGATTTTATATAAATACATTATTACAAATTTAAAAGGCGAAGTTGTTAATGGCTTACAATTTTAGACCAAAGAATGTTAATGAGATTCTTTCAAAAAATAAAAAGAATGGCTTCGTTGCTGCGAAAATATACGAAGCCATTCTCAAAAAATACGATGCGATAATCGTGCTCGACCCAAGTTCGACGTTTAATTTAATAAAAATACCTCGAGGAGTTGGCGACAGCACTACAATAACCGCAGTTAAACAATTCCTAAAAACTGAAAAAATTGACATTGGTGACTTAAAACTAGAATTTGGCGATGGCTCAGGTCGTGCTACTGGTACTGATGCAATCACAACAGCTAAACAAGAAAACGTAACCCGTCTTTATTGTCAAACATATATGAATACTAACGGTAAATTTCCGTCTAACGCCGAAACTAAAGAAATATACTCTGATGTAAATGATGAATGGTTTCGCACATTTGAAGCTCAAGCAATATCAATTTGTAAATGGCTTGGCTCGAATGGTTATATCTTCTCAAGAGATGAAGGTATTATGCCTTATCTTGAAAATGTTGCAAAGAAATGCGGAGTCACTACTAAAGATTCTTGGAATCCTGCTGATATATATGCGGTTAAGAAAAACTCACAAGATACAATTCTTAAGGATTTTGCTGCAATAGGTGAACGCAAAATGGATAAAGCTGCAAAGCTTGATGCGCTTAATTCTTATATGCGTTCAAAAATAGCGACTAAAGAACTAGTCGGCATTTCTCTTAAGAAGCTATTAAAAGGTAAGGTTAAAACAGTTGAACTCACCAATGCTAAAAGGAAAGAACCGCTTAGTGATATTGAGATACTTCCATCAAGTATCAAACTCAACTTAGATATTAGTGCTAAGAACGAATTTGTCACAGGTGATTTCTCAATGAAAATTAAAGCAGAAGGTAAAATTGTTGCGGTGCAAGTCCGTGCTTTTGCTGGCGGACCACGTGAATCTACTCAAATGGATATGGGTGGTGTAGGTGCTGCAGCAAAGCTTGGTAAAGTTTCAGCTAACGAAGCAATAGAGCCATTTATTAGAAAACACGGACTCCAAAGACGTATGGGTACGCATTTACCAAAAGTCGGCAAATGGACTGAGAAGGATATAGTTAAATATATTGCCGAACAAAAAAGTTTAAAGTCAGTTAAAATTGGCGGAGTATCAATCGACTGGGGTAAGAGTGATTGGGGTACAGTTTTGCGTGACGCAATAGAATATGAAAAAGACATATCAAGAACAGCTTCACAGTTAAGCGCTAAATTGCAATGCTTCCAATGGGTTACGATATTCGACACGATTCAACGTAAAGGAAAGCTTCAAGAGTTTTTATCAGTGCTTTACTTTGGTGCAAAGAAACAATACGATACGGCTGGACCGTTTTTAAAGGTAGCATAATGAAATCATTTAAGCGATATTTGACCGAGATAAAAGCCACTCAAAGGGTCGGGATTCAACATCTTGACAAATTAACACCCACCAAGTTTCTCCAATTAATGAAAGTCTTTAAAGATGATTTCAATGGTGTGTTGCCTAGTAAGCAATTGCAGGTAACAGAGAAACTTGATGGTTCTTCAATACGTTTAGGAATGAATGGCAATAACGAATTCTTTATCGAGTCATCATATTCAGGTCCAGTGTATAAAGCCGGTGACTATACTGATTATGTAATTTCAAGAGGGTATGAAGCTAATGAAGTTTCAAAGAACTTTGAGAATTTACTTGATGTATTGAAAAAGAATTCTAAGCTGCAAGCAGTATTAAAGAAACATAACAATGGCGACGGCATCAAAATTATCGGTGAAATGTTTTATAATCCAATGGGTAAAGAAGTATCGAAAGATAAGATACGATTCATCTATATTGATTATGATAAGTCTAAGTTAGCTGAATTGTTAACGGTCGTGCCTTTTAGCATCGAAGGCGATGTTGATAAGAAAGCGTTAATTGATGATTTAGTAAAGATTTCAAATAGTAAGATTAGATTTGACAAAATAAAGTCAATGAATATTCCTGACATCGATTTGAACTTTGGTGTTGGTTCAATTGCCGAACTATTAAAGAATTATGATAAAGCACTTGCAATATTACAATCAAGAAAGCATGCTGACCGTGAAGAGAAGGCTATCATAAAAGGTTTAATTGAAAAGGCACAAAGCGATGTCAGAACAACCATTTTACAATATATAAACAAAGGTAAGTATGGCGAAGAGTTCGAGGGAATCGTACTTGATATTCTTGGCAGTAAGTTAAAAGTAACTAGCGACGTATTCAGAAAAAGGTTTAAGAAATGATATCATTTAAAAAGTTTATAGCAGAAGGCGGCAATGCCGTTAAGGGTGTTACACGTATCAATCAAGAAAACGTTGCTGGCACAATGAATAACATTTATAAAGAGATACTGCCAAAGTTAAAGTTAACGCAGAAGCAAACTGCAAGTTTAGGCTCAACTGGTAAAAAGAAAGCAGGTGGCTCAAGCGGTGATGTTGATTTAGCGTTAGACCTTGGAGCTATCGTTAAAAGCGATAAAGCAGTTAACACTCTTGATGATGTCTTTGATAAGATAGTTAATGTAGCAAAATCATCTGGGTATGACTTCCGTGATATGAGGTCTATGGGATTAGTTTCTATATCATTCCCTATTAAAAACGACGACGGTAAACAAGAAGGAGAAACTGTTCAACTAGACTTGATGCCAACTGAGAATTTAGACTATTCTTCGTGGGCATATTATTCTCCAGCTGAATGGGAAAGCCAATGGAAAGGTTTATACCGAAACGAATTATTATATGCAATTGCTAGATTCATGGATTACAAGACCGCAGAGAAAGCAATGGATAAAGAAGGTAAGGAAGTCGATGCTTCATGGGAACGTAATTTCTTTGACTTATCGAAAGGTTTGCTTCGCGGTAAACAATCAAGGATGGGTAAAAAGGGATTAGTCAAGAGTTCTAAAACTTTAGAGAAGTGGCTATTAACAATGGATAAGGAAGAAATTGTTACTATGTTGTTCGGCCCTAAGTATAAGTCAACCATGATACTTACTTGGGAAGACGCGTTTAAAGCTGTCACTGACCCTCGGTTTGTTTACAAAAAGTCCGTTAAAAACATACTGCAAATGACTAAAGACGGCATAATTAAAAAAGGATATACCGTTCCACCAGAGTTAGATGCTATAGTATAAACCCAATGTTAAGTTCCTATCTATTATAAATAAATCATCAGAAACTTATAATAGATGGGACATTGCCTAATGAAAACCTTTAAAGAAACGTTGGTCGAAAAGAAAGTAACTATAGACGTTGATCATACCGGCGAAGATATTAAAACCGCTGAAAGAAAATACAAGATTAAAATTAAGCATGATGGAGAAACTCAAGCTTATATCACTGGCGAGAAGAAAGACGTATTAAGGTTTCTTAAAGGTCCAGAATACAGTATGGACACAAGCGATATTAAAGAATTTTTTCCAGAGTTATATGAATCGTTGGACGAAGCGTTGGATTTAAAACAACGCATGAAAGCAAAGCAAACCTTCCGTAAGAACAAAGCAAAGATCGCTATTGGCAAAAAACGCGCCGAAAAGAAGATCGCATCTCCAGAAAAATTAAAAGCTCGTGCCCGTAAAGGCGCGCGTAAAGCAGTTGAGAAAATGATTTTAAAGAACAAGTCCAAAGAAGACTTGTCATTTTCTCAACGTCAAGCACTCGAAAAACGTGTTGATGCTAAAAAAGGCGCTATCGACCGTATAGCGAAAAAGATCCTGCCGGCTGTAAAGAAAGCTGAATTAGAAAAGAAACGTGGCGGGACAAAGAAAGATGAGAAATAAAACTTATAAGGAATTGCACGAAAATTTATTATATACTTCAGCTGATAAAGCAGATTTTTTAGACGACGACAATGCTATAATTAATGCATTCATGATTAACTTCGTGGGTGTTGCTTTGGCGTTTAATTTATCGCTAAATCAAGCAAAGGTATTACGTTATATAAAAGCCGATAAGAAAGTTCGCCTTGCTAACATAACAGACGAAAACAATGATATGTCGCTTATTATAAAAATAATGAGTGACAAGAAAATGTTTAAGAACAATACAGTCACTAACGAAATTACTCGTTTCCTTGCTAAACTAAAGACTGGTTCAATTGATAATATCGATGAAGGTATTCTTCTTGCTTGGATCAATCAAGTAAAAGATTCTAATATGATTGGTATGCAGAAATCATTGAAGAAAGCATTAGCTACAATAGTTGATGATGGTGATCTTACTTTAGGTTTGAAGCATATTCGTTGGTCAGCAATGCGGAATAAGAAGTCTTCTGGTGAGTTTCTTGACCTAACACGCGGTATGCGGTTTAAGCAAGTCAATAAAACTATTACACCTGCTACTGCTACTGCTACTAATCAACCTCAAACCGACTCTCCAGATTTAAGTACAGTACAAGCACCTGTCGTATCTCAAGCACCAACTGCGCCAGAGATATTATCGTTTGAAGACGCAATGGCTGCTAAGGATAATAAAGCGCTTCTAAAGAGCGCTGCTGAGAAACCAGTAACTTGGTTTCGCGACTTTACGAACTGGGTAATGTTTGGACCTGATAAAAAAGGCGCACCTAAAGCCGTAAATATGACTCAGATGCGCGACACACTATCAACTTTAGGTGATGCCTTTGATTTAATACCAGAAGCAACAATTACAAAATGGATGGATGCAATGGTATCTAAAGCCATTTCCAAAAAGGTTGGTCTATCCCTTTATAACGAATGGTTTATTCATTTAATAAATATCATAGGCGGCACAAAGAGTGTTGATAAACTAGATTTAGCTGGCGCAATCAAAAGGGCTGGTATATACGATATAATGGGCACCCAATCTCTAAGTGAATTACCATCATTCAACGCATTAAGAAAGCTTGAATCATTAGTCGGATTGAGGTATAAGCCTTCTGATTATATTAGAGAAAATTTACCTTCACTTAAAACTGTAGGAATTGGGGCAGAAAAGACCAAAAACCTAATAAGGGTTTCTTTAACATTGGCTTATAGAGAAACTGACGTAGTATTAGATATGATAAGTGATGCCAAAGAAAACCCATTCATTAATGCAGCCAGTGGTTTAATATCGTTTAACGTTGAAAATGAAAAGGAATACGACACTGACTGGTTTAGGTCAGTTGCTAAATTTGATGTAATAGTAAAAGATGACGGAACCAGTTCAGCAGTCGATCGGTTAATAAACGCGTTTACTACTAGCCAAGGAACTGGCAGGTTCGGATTAGAACAGAAATTACAGGCAGTAATAAGTTCATACTCTAACGAAGAGTTTAAAGCAGCCGTTACATCATTGAATAATATTTCAGCAGCATATGATTACGAAAAGTTTTATACCGTGCTTAAGGCGTTTTATTATAACGTGCTTCAACGACATCCACTTGCAAGCAGTCCTGACTTCATGTATATGATATTCAAGATGCATGAACTGATGGTTTTAAAAGACTATAATAGAGCTAAGCATGATTTAATTTCACAAATGGTACTTAGTCAATACTCAAGTCTCAGACAAATTGGTAATAAAATAATTAGAGATGAGTATGCTGATCCTAAGTTGATGCTAACAATCTTTGCGGACACGAACACATATGGCAATAAATTACCAAAAGTAGTCCAAGGTGCAAGAAGTTTAGCCGAAGCGTGGAAAGGTTTCTTTAATAACAATAAAGAAATATCAATCTTATTATTTAAAGAATATGTCAATCATAATAATGTGCCAATAAAAAATATGACTCAGTGGGCTGACAAATTAGATGTATCCAGTTTTGCTAATAATAATTTTAAAAGCGGTATTAATATTTCAAATATCGATGCAAAAAGCGCACAAGATTTATTGGCAATTGGTCTTTGGAAAAACCTACTTGGTACCACTGGTGGCGGATCATTTGAAAGCAAGTTTCCTGAACTCGTCGGGCAGGCATCGGACTTTATATTAAAGGGCGTTATTAATACTATAATGTCGTTTAACTCAGTTAAATCTGATAAACAATTTTTTCTTAAAGCTGAGAGACGATTAAACGCGGTTTTACAATTATCATCATATCGTGGTTTGATCGTGCCTTCTCAAATAAAGCGTCTTTCAGGATACGACCAAAGTTTGTACACAGAAGCGCATGATTTGTTATCAAAAACATCTTTGGCATCTTTAACTGAGGTAAATGCTGATGTGGATGATGCTAAGGCCACTTTAAGATCATCCACAATCGATCTTAAACCTATTTTTATAACACAACAACAATACATCTTCAATGATAGCGATTACAAATCTTACTTAAAAGATTTACTTCAAGGCGCGCATCCAAAAATAAATGTAGCTGCTCAAATACTTGATGCACGGCCAGTAGGTTCTGGTACGTTATCGGAGTTTCCAACTTTCGATATAGTTAAAGATGACCCCGAATTACAAAATTTGGTTGTCAATTCGTTTATAGCAAATGGCAAATATAAAGGATCCGGCATTAAGCTGGGTGAAATTCGCGATTTAGATAAAATCACAAAATTAAACTTAGACGCTAATCAGTCAGCGGCCTTGGAACTACAGGTATATAGCATAATTGAAAAGGCCGTACGTAACCAAGAAACCTTTTATATGGCTTCAATTGCGGAACACTTTGCAGCGGACGATGCTTCACCTATGTTTAAAGACGAGAAAGTTATAGCGTCAGCGTTTAGCGATATGATAGCTCGTTTAGATGGTATGCCAAATACCGTAGCATACCGTGAAGCTCGTGGAGAAATTATTCCTAGCTTCTCTAAGGTATTAATGCAATCAGGTGGTGAAGTTAAATCTATATATGATACCATTAATAATAAATACAAGAAAGAAATTGCGGCCGCAATGGTACAAGAACGTGCAATGGAGATACTTGTTGAAGGGAAGATTGAAAACGAAAACTCGCCAATTAAACCATTAGTATCAGTAACGCCCGAGCGTTTAACAGAAATATTAAAGTTTAACCATATTGACATCCCTGGCGATAAAGTTAAAGTTTCGGATGTACGTACTTATGATGAGCTGATTACGTACACAACTGATGCTGTTAAGGGAGTTTCGTTAAATGACATGAGTGTTGAAGAAGTTGAAATGGATTCGGCACAACTTGAGCGTTTAACTGCGGATATGCACAGAGCAAAACGTAATGGCGTACATGGTAAAGCTGGTATGAAAATACGTCGAGTATTTAAAGCCGAATTGCCATTGCAAGTACGAAGTCAAGAAGCATGGATAGATGATGATCCTACTCAAGAAATAATTAATCCAATGTACCATGGCACAGGCTCAATTGCTGCTTCGATTATATTACGAAATGGCTTTGCTGTTATCAAATCAGGCGATGCTTCAGTTGTTGGACGTATGCTAGGCGACGGTGTATATGGAGCAATTCATATTGACAAATCCCAACAGTATATCGGCGATGCCGGCTATAGTAGAAATGCGGGTATGATCGGTTACATATTTGCGATGAACGCTGCATTGGGCAAGAGGGGTAAAGATTATGATGTAGCTGGAGTTGAAGGTGGTAATGCTAAGTTTAGCGTTGCCTCTCCTGAATGGTGTGTATTTACACCTAACGCACAATTTAAAATTGAAACGGTATATGAAGTCGAGATTGCTGATGATGCTGCTATGCAAGAAATACTTAAAAATAATAAAGAAGAAGTTAATGAAGCTGTATCGTTTTCAAACTTTATTACCGAAGCTAAAACGACTTCAAATAAACAATTGAGATTCACGTTCGTAAATGGGCGTGTACCAATTGGTAAAAGTAAGGTTGTTGAGTTCGAAGATTTCAAAGGAAATAAAAACGTTTATATCGAAAAGTCAGCTTACGGTCCAGTTGTCGTAATGGATAACACTAAGAATGAAGGTTCTTGGATGTACAAATCACCTACGGATTTCCAATCAAATGATCCTAATAAATATAAACAATATCTATCGTTACTTAAAAAGAAGTTGAAATAATATGAAGTCTTTCTCACAGTTTATAAATGAAGATAAGAATCATGCGGTGGTTGTGTGGGGTCGTTTGAACCCACCGACTATCGGTCACTTAAAACTTCTAGATAAAGGAGCCGCAGCAGCAAAAGGTTCGTCATATTTCATATACGTTTCGCAGTCAACCGATGCCAAAAAGAATCCATTAGAATATGGACAAAAGATAAAATGGATTCGTAAAATGTTTCCAACTCATGCGCGTTCAGTTGTCATGGATAAATCAGTTAAAACTATATTTGATGTATTGACAAAAGTATATGATAGCGGTTTCACGACGTTAACTTTGATAGCAGGATCGGACCGTGTTACCGAATATGAAACTATAGCAAACAAGTATAATGGTGTTAAAGCAAGACATGGTTTTTATAACTTCGAAGGTGGAGTTAAGGTTGTGTCAGCAGGTGAACGTGATCCTGATGCCGAAGGTGCAACTGGTATGTCTGCTTCTAAAATGCGAGCAGCAGTTGTCGCTAATGATTATCAAATCTTTCAAAAAGGTCTACCTAAAAACTTCTCTGATAGTACTCAATTGTTTAACGATATGCGTAAAGCGATGGGTCTTAAAGAATCGACATCTTTCCGCGAGCATCTTCAATTGAAATCAGTATCAGAAGTCCGCGAATTATTCGTTAAAGGCGAGATATTTAATAAAGGCGATACTGTAGTAATAAACGAATCAAATGAAGTTTGTACAGTATCAGTTAAAGGAACCAATTATGTTATTGTTAAGAAAGGCGACGGATCAAAGACGAGGTGCTGGCTAACAGACATTTCGCCAATAGGAGAATAATCTTGAAGACTCTAGGAACGATCGAAGATAAGCTAGATCGGCTAAATGAGATATTAAGTTCAATCACGTCATCAAACAAAATAATTGGAGCTGACTTACACATAATACGCCAAGAAATTAAAAATTTCAAAGTTGAGATTGAATTCATTAAAGCTAATATTAAAAAACTTGACAACAGTAACCAAACCAAAGTAAATAATAAGACTTCGGTTTTGGGCGGTTTAAAAGTAATAGGTATCGCAAGTATAGGTTTTGCAATATCGTTAATCGGATTTTTTTTTACAGGTGTATAAGGGGCAGTAGTATATGAACGCTAATGGGAGCAGTGATCACGAAGCAAGACTAGATAGAATAGAAAACAAAATTGACCGCTTAAGTGAGGCTATGATAGACTTAGCTCGAGCCGAAGAAAAGCTTGTCAATTTTGAAAGATTCAACCAACAGTTATTAGAAAGAGTTAACAACACATTTATGCAAATTAACGAAAGAATGCATGAACTTGAAATGAAGATAGAAACCGCACATGACGAAACAAAAAAGAACACTGCAACGGTACAAATAATTAACCGAGCAGCAATAATCGTCGGTGGTGCAGTTGCTGCAGTATTAGGTAAGCTATTTATTACAGGAATTTGATATGAAAAAAGCTAATTGGTTGAAAAACAGTATAGCAACGCCAAATGGTTTTTATTCCAAGTCTGGCGAAAAGCTAAAAGGAAAGAACCTAACTCAGGCCGAGTGTGATGCGTGGAATGGAGTTAAGAATATAAAAGAAGCGGGTGCCAATAAAGACGGCATCATGACAAAAATAAAGATGATGTTCAAACGTTAGTATGGGAATGTTTGATTTACTAAATGATAGTACGTTTAGGCTATATGCGGCACGCGTGTACAAAAACTCGAATAATACAACAGTTCAAGAATTTGACGAAGACTTAAACCGTATCAAATATTTGGGAAGATTATTCAAGCGGTACCACTTACACGATGATCTTCAAGAACGATTGATATTAAATCATATTATAGTTCTGTTTAACGTATTTGATATAGAAGGTGCTCTCAAATTAGTATTCTTCAAAACCGAACGTGATCATTGGCCGTATCTTAAAACATTTCTAATATACGCAAATTTTTTATCAGACAATGCATTGGTCGAGGTACCTTTAGACCAAGAAATAATAAGCAGATTGAGGGCAATATAACATGGGTTTAATAGCAAGTGCGGCAGGCACGTTTTATACTTACAAGTTTTTACGAATACTTACTCAGGATTGGAAAGATACACCGGCATTTAGAAACGGTATTGTAGATGCTAAGGGTAAAGTTTTAAGAAAGGCATCTACTTTGAATAGTAACGAAAAGGATGAGTACACTCCGTTCCATCGTTTAGTATTTAATATCAAAAGACTAATTGAAAAACTTCCGATCAATAATAAATTGACTTCTTATGCGGCTGCGTTGTATTTGCTTAAAGAGAACTACGATATTGATATGGAAACAATATTAGAAGAACTTGAAGCCGAGCAAGACTTGACTGAAAGCGCATGGTTTATTGGTGAAGATAATCATTTATCACCGGGGTTATATAAACTAAAAGAAAACATTCACGATCAGATTTCTGATACGTTTTTTAACAAAGGTTCTTCGGTTATTGTTAATGAAAATAACCACAAAGGCAATGTAATGAATGTCGGTATATATAATGTACAACATAAATTATCGTCAATCAATTTGACCGTTACTGCAAACCAATTAGAGAAGGGAAAGCTATGAGAAGCTTATCAAAAGTAGAAGAAGTCGCAGCAAATTCGGTATCTGGCGGTGGAGTTGATATGAACCCTACTGGCAACTACGATAACGATATAATGCACAAACGCAATCAAGGTTCTGAGTCATTAAAGAAATGGCTTGAAGCGTGCAGTAAGTCTAAAAAGAAATCGGGATTATAAATTATGTTAACTATCATAGGTTCTTTAATCGGCTTTGCCGGTTCAACAATTCCATCTATAATGGATTTCTTCAATAAGAAGCAAGATGCAAAATTAGAACTTGATATGCTAGCAATGAAAATTGAAATGCAAAAACATGCAGGTGCTTCTGAACTTAAGATGTTTGAAAAGACTCAGTATTCTGAAGAACATCAACGATTAATTGATCATGACATTGCGTTAACAAAAGATGTTGGTTGGGTAGGTGCATTACGCAAATCTGTTCGACCTATTATAACGTATTGCTTCTTCGGGCTTTTTGTTACTGTTAAAGTTACCTTTCTAATACATGTTATGGAAGATCCAAATATGGATTTTAATGAAGCAATACAATTAGTATGGGATATTGAAACTCAATCAATGTTTGCTGCTGTATTGTCATTCTGGTTTGGTTCAAGGTCATTAGACAAACTACGTAAATAATTATCTGTATATCTACACTCCTCCCGATTGACTAATCTATTATAACAAGATATCATCAACTTGTCAATAGTTAATTTCAGTTATATTCATATTCTTTTAAATTCTATAGAAACTATATACATCAACGTTATTGTTTGATATAATAGTATCTTAAATTGATAAGGAAAAAAAAAAATTATGATTGAATCGGTTTACATCACAAATAACATACACAATGCCACGATGTTTATTCAGGCAAACCTTCCTTGGAAAAGAATTCGAGAAAACGAATTTGTATGGGTTAACGAACGTATACGCATCATTAATAACATAGATCATTTACGTGGTTGTAGAGTTGACATTGCTTATATGGATTATCATGGATATAGTCAATTGAGATTTTATGAACGCGATGCAATTGCCGAGCGTCTTCATATGATCAATGCAAAAATCAAAGATGCCCATAATTTTGTTGAAACAAATTATGGTAGCAAAATTCGTGGATACAGCTACGATACTATTATAATAGATGATTACGACGAAAATAGCGATTGACATTACCTATCATTTGATATATAATAACTAAAGAATAAACATAAGGCGATAATAAATGAGAGATATTTTAGTTACTAAACGCGACGGAACAAAAACTCCACTTGACATTAACAAAATACATGATGTAGTAGAATTTGCTTGTGCAGGCTTGACCGGTGTTGCACCATCTGAAGTCGAAGTAAAAAGTCATATCCAATTCTCAAATGGTATTACTACTAGTGATATTCAAGAAACTCTAATCAAATCAGCGTCAGAACTAATCAGCGAAGAATCACCTAACTACCAGTACGTTGCAGGACGTTTAATTAATTTCCATTTACGGAAACTAGTCTACGGCCAATTCGATCCTCTAGACCTCATTGAGCATTATAAAAACAACGTTCTGTTAGGTTGGTACGATAAGAATCTTTATAACCAATATTCAAAAAATGATTGGGAATTTCTTAATTCAGTTATAAACCATAGTTTGGATTTCAACTTAACATATGCTGCTATGGAACAGTTTAGAGGCAAATATCTTGTACAGAATAGGGTAACGAAGGAAATATTTGAGACACCTCAGATGCTTTATATGCTCGTATCAATGACATTGTTTGCTGATTATCCAGTAGAAACAAGAATATCGTATGTTAAGAAATATTATAACCATATATCGAAAGGCAATATCTCATTACCTACTCCGATACTTGCAGGTGTAAGAACTCCTGATAGACAATTTAGCTCATGTGTATTGATTGAAACTGAAGATAGTCTTAACTCAATTAGCGCAACCAATGCTGCTATTATTCGATATGTTAGTCAGAAAGCAGGTATCGGTATTGGCGGTGGTTCAATTAGAGCAACTGGTTCTCCTATTCGTAATGGCCAAGCATCACATACCGGTGTTATTCCTTTTTATAGAACATTTCAGAGTTCAGTAAAGTCATGTTCACAAGGCGGAGTTCGTGGCGGTGCTGCTACTTTATATTATCCGGTATGGCATCTTGAAATTGAAGATCTTTTAGTATTAAAGAACAATAAAGGCGTTGAGTCAAATCGTTTACGTCAAATGGATTATGGCGTACAGTTTAACAAATTAATGTATGAACGTTTAATAACTAATGGTAACATTACATTGTTTAGCCCAAGCGATGTTCCTGGGTTATATGATGCATTCTTTGCCGATCAGGATAAGTTCAAAGAAATATACGAAAAGGCTGAACGTACTACTCATATACGAAAGATAACTGTTAAAGCACTTGACTTGTTTACTACCTATATTCAAGAACGTAAAGATACTGGTAGAATTTATCTACAGAATGTTGATAACGTAAATATACAAGGGTCGTTTAAACCTGAAGATGCACCAATCAAAATGTCTAATCTTTGCGTAACTGGCGACACTGAACTTGACATTATTGTAGATGGCATTTCCATGTTTAACGTGCCAATCATTGATGTTATAGGTTATGCTTGTAGAGCACGTGAAGTGAAGGTTAGTGCATATGATATTGAAACTAATACGTTTAAGTATAGCAAAGTCTCAAAAGGTGCGATGACTGGTCGGGACCGAGAGTTAATGGAAATCGAAGATGACACAACAGGCAAAAAGGTAATATGCACGCCTGAACATCAAATATACACTAAGAACCGTGGATATGTTGAGGCTAGAAATTTAGTTGAAACTGATGAACTTTTTATAGGATAAATTGCTAAAAAGGTAGGTAGAGAGATTTCAGTTTGTATAAATAAACTATAGAAATAACTCTACCTACCAATGAGGCAATCATGTTTATAGTTTACGAGCATAAGAACACTTTAAATAATAAAAAATATATCGGATACACGTCAAAGACAATGAACGAAAGATTACACAAACATTACATTAACGCGATTTCAGGAATGGATAATCATTTCTATAAAGCGATACGTAAATATGGTTTGGAAGTCTTTGAGTCGAAAATATTAGAAACTGTTGCAACACAACTTGAAGCAACTAATTTAGAAGTTAAACATATCGAACTTAACAATAGTTTTAAGGAAGGTTATAACATGACAAAAGGTGGGGACGGTGGTTATGTTGTTCCAGCCGAAAAACGTGATGATTGGATCAAAAAACTAACAGCATCCTCGACCAAAGAAAACAATGGTATGTGGAGTGGAATATCAGATGAAACCATATTATCATATGCTAGAGAGTTCTTTTTAAGCGAGGGTCATTCTAGTGGAATGCAATCGTTTATTAATTATGGCGTAAAGAAATATTCCATACCAAAATCATATTCAAAAAATAGGTTCGGCGGCAAGACATTAAAACAGGCATATTGTGAAAAGTACAATGTTAACCCAACTGAACTAAAATATGTCAAATCTGCTGCTCACCGCGAAAAATTAAAAAACGCGAATATTGGTAAAAACTGGTATTCAAATGACAATTTAAAAACATCATACCAAGCGAACTCACTCCCGGGAAACGATTGGTATAAAGGAAGAAATTATGGGTATTAAAATAAGAACACTTGATTACACTGAAAACGTGTATGACATTACCGTTCCTGAAACTAGTAACTTTTTTGCTAATGGTATACTAATACACAATTGCGCAGAAATTGATTTGCCGACAAAACCTCTTGATGATATTAATGATGAATCCGGTGAAATAGCATTGTGTACGTTATCAGCAATTAATTGGGGTAACATTAGTGATCCTTCTGAGTTCGAAGAGATATGTGACTTGTCAGTTCGGGCTTTAGATTCATTACTTGATTATCAAGATTATCCAGTTAAAGCAGCATACATTGCAACTATGGGTCGTCGTCCACTTGGTGTTGGTATTAATAACTTAGCGTATTGGCTTGCTAAAAACGGTTATACTTATCAAGGCATTACTGAAGAAGGATTGTCACATTTACATGAATGGCTTGAAGCATGGTCTTACTATTTGATTAAATCTTCTATCAATCTTGCTAAAGAAAAAGGGGCGTGTGAATGGTCACGTGAAACTAAGTATTCACAAGGTTTATTTCCAATTGACACTTATAAGAAAGATGTTGATTCATTAGTTGGTAATAACTTAAAAATGGATTGGGCTGCATTACGTAATGAAGTTAATGAACATGGGATTCGTAATAGCACTCTTATGGCTATCATGCCTTCTGAAACTTCATCTCAAGTAATTAACTCGACGAACGGTATTGAAGCGCCAAGAGCCTTAGTTTCAATCAAACAATCAAAAGATGGTATATTGGCACAAGTTGTTCCTGAGATCCGTAAGTTAAAGAATAAATACGATTTATTATGGGATCAGAAATCGCCTGAAGGTTATTTAAAAATATGTGCGGTCATTCAGAAGTTTGTTGACCAAGGCATAAGTGTTAATACATCGTATAACCCTAAGCACTACGAAGATGGCAAAATGCCTTTAAAAACTCTGATTCGTGACTTATTAACTTTTTATAAATATGGAGGCAAACAGCTATATTATTTTAATACTTATGATGGTGCTGGCGAATTAACATACGAAGAAGCCAATGATAATCCTGTCAGTGAAGAATTGGATGAAGATGATTGCCCGAGTTGCAAATTGTGAAAAAAGCAATGTACGTATCAAGAAAGGTATTAAACAGCGAAGATATTATAGCTTGGGCGGAGGCCCAGGCGTTTCCGCAAATAGTATCAGCAAAAGACATGCATGTCACTTTAGCATTTTCAAGAGAACCGGTTGATTTCAATGAAGTCGTTAATAGAAACGACAAGATAACAATCAATGGCGGAGAACGTGAAGTAAAACATTTAGGCCCAGACGCCGCAGTTATAAAATTCTCATCAAAAGTATTATCTAAAAGATGGAAAGAGTTATGTAATATAGGTTGTTCGTGGGACTATGATGGTTACCAACCGCATATAACAATCACGTACGATGGTTCAAAAATAAATGTTAAAGACATGACTCCATACAAAGGCCCAATTATTTTGGGTCCAGAAATAGTTTCCGAATTAGATGCGGAATGGATAGATAAGGTAAAAGAAAAATAATGTTTAAATCTTTTGATGTAAATACAAATGATAGTATCACCAAGAATATGTTCTTTGACGAGCCGGTCGCAATTGCACGATACGATATACAAAAGTATCGCACACTTGAGTCCTTTACAGAATCACAATTAGGATTCTTTTGGATGCCTGAAGAAATCGACGTATCGAAAGATGCTAAAGACTTTAAAGCATTATCCAACCATGAGCAGCATATCTTTACTAGTAACTTAAAACGACAAATTGTATTAGACTCAGTTCAAGGCAGATGTCCTTCAGCAGTGTTTGGCCCTTTGGCATCTTTACCTGAATTAGAAAATTGGATAACTACTTGGGTATTTAGCGAACAAATTCATAGCCGTTCATACACACATATTATACGTAACATATATTCTAATCCGTCTGAGGTATTTGATGGTATTACTGATATAAAGGAAATCACTGATTGTGCTGAGTCAATTTCAAGGCACTATGATAATCTTGCACGCCATAACGAACAGGCTGCGGTTGATAGTTCATTGTTTGGAACGTATGAACATAAGAAGCTATTATGGTTAGCACTACAGGCAACCAATTCTCTTGAAGGTTTACGTTTCTATGTTTCGTTTGCGTGTTCATGGGCATTTGCTGAAACCAAAAAGTCAATGGAAGGTAACGCTAAAATCATAAAGTTGATTTGTCGAGATGAGAATCTTCACCTTGCTTCAACGGTATTCATGATTAAGAGTTTGCCGCGTGAAGATGAAGACTTCGCAAAGATTCGCGATGAGTGTCATGACCAATGTGTTGAGATATACGAACAGACTGCAGAACAAGAAAAAGAATGGGCAAAGTACCTTTTTAAAGATGGCTCAATGGTTGGTCTTAACGAGTCAATGTTATGCGCTTATATAGAATGGTTAGCACATCGCCGAATGAAATCCGTAGGTCTAACTACTAAATACCCTGGTGGATCTGATCCTTTGCCTTGGACTAAAAAATGGATAGCAGGTGGTAATGTACAAGTTGCACCTCAAGAAACTGAAATATCTAGTTATACCACTGGCGGTATAAGTAAAGATGTTAACGAAGAAGAATTTACGGGATTTCAACTATGAAAAAAGACAATGTAGTATGGTCAAAACCTAATTGTACTTTTTGCGTAAAAGCAAAAGATTTATTAGATCAGAACAATATTGAATATAGCGAGAATGAAATCGGCAATGGTTTTACGAAAGAACAATTACTTGAAGTTGTTCCGACTGCTCGCTCAGTGCCACAGATATTCCTTGATGGGAAACATGTCGGCGGGTTTGATAGTCTCGAATCAATTTTAAAAGGGGAATAAGATGACACAACATGAATGTAGTAATTGTGCGGCAAGTTTCACACTTGAAGCAACGGATCAGGAAACAGCTGAGTTAAATATATCGTACTGCCCATATTGTGGTACTGAAATAATTGAGGAACTTGACTTCTCTTAATAAATATTCCATTAGAACTCAATAATGGAATAGAATATGTGGTATTATAAAGGCGAGGAGTTTACGAGCGAAGACATTGGTGATTACATTGGCATGGTATATTGCATAACTGATTTATCAAACGGTATGAAATATATTGGAAAGAAAGGCTTGATGTCAGTTCGTAGGCTACCTCCTTTAAAAGGGCAAAAGCGTAAACGTAAAAAGATCGTAGAGACTGATTGGAAAAAGTATTATGGTTCGTCAGAGCAAGTTAAGCTGTTAGTTGAAGAAAAAGGTCCAGAGAACTTTAAAAGAGAAATTCTATATCTCTGTACAATGAAAGGTGAAATGACTTACCTAGAAGCTAAGGAGCAATTTGCCCGTGATGTATTACTAAAGCCTGACGAGTACTACAATAAATTTATAGGAACACGCATACACGCAAAACATGTTGCGGTATTAATGAATAAAGTTGTTGACATCAACTAATAAATGTTATATAATAGTTCTATAAATTAATAATGAGATAAGGAACGAGAATGATAATAGTTGATTTTAACGGTTTGGTAATTCCGGCGCTAACTGCGCAAAAAGGTGCTGACCTTGGTGATGAAGATTTTGTTCGTCATGTCATATTAAACTCTTTACGCATGTACAATAAAAAGTATCGAGAAAAGTACGGCCAAATGGTTATTGCTTGTGATGCAGGCGACGTATGGCGTAAAGATTACTTCCCCGAATACAAATGGTCACGTAAAGCTAATCGTGATAAAGATAGTAAAATAGATTGGAAAGCGGTATTTGGTATTGTCACTAAGATACGCGAAGAAATCGTTGCTAACTTTCATTATAAAGTTGTATTGGTTCCTCGTACTGAAGCAGATGATATCATTGGCGTATTAGTTGAAACCACTCAAGAGTTTGGTAATTGCGAAGAAGTTATGATCGTATCATCTGATAAGGATTTTGCTCAACTTCAAAAGTATTCTAATGTACATCAGTTTTCACCGATTACTAAAAAGGTAATTAAAGAGCCTCATCCTAAAACGTTTTTGTTTGAGCATTGCTTTAAAGGTGATAGTTCAGATGGTGTACCAAACATATTATCAGCTGATGATTGCTTTAAAGAAGGCGTTCGACAAACAGCTTTGTCTGCAAAGCGTAAAGCTGTGTTCCATGCAAATATAGATAAACTGGAATCGGTTATGACTGAAAGCGAATATAAAAACTTCATTCGTAATAAAAAGATGATTGACTTGGGTGACTTACCTGAAGAAATTGTTGAGTCGATTCTAAACGTATACGCAAATGTTAAGACTTCATCAAAATTAAAAATAATGAATTATCTTATTAAAAACCGTTGCCGCAATTTACTTGAATGTGTAGGAGATTTCCACTAATGACTGATAAGTTAGATATTAAATATGTTTATAGCGTGCTTGGCGCTGTTCAGCACGCAAAAAGCAAAAAAGAAAAGGTAGAGTTATTACAAAAGTATAACTCACAAGGTTTACGAGATGTACTTTATTGTCAATATTCAAATACCATAGAGTTTGCATTACCTGAAGGTTCACCACCTTATACACCATACGACGTTATTAAAAATATACCAAAGCAACTTAGTAAAATTGGCCCTAAGATAATGAAGTTTTTAATTAAGAATGGGCCTGGTGACAAATGGTTGCCGGTAAAACGTGAACGCAAGTTCTTAGACTTGATTGAAACTATTCATCCTAGAGATGCTGAAATCGTCATTGCTGCTAAAGATAAAAAACTTAAGGAAATGTTTCCAACTATTACAAAGAATGTGGTTTTGACGGCTTTCCCAAACTTATTGGGAAACGTGCCCTAATAACTAAAGGTTATACTATATTACAAAAGGTTATTGTACATCTGACAGGTATATTGATATAATAGATCTACAAATTGAGTTAAGGAATATATTATGAATTTGTTTGTTTTATCCGATTGTCCGTTCGAGGCTGCAAAGTCTCATTGTGATGTGCACGTTAATAAAATGATCATCGAGACTGCGCAAATGCTATCTACTGCGCACCGTCTCCTTGATGGTAAAATGTTTATTGAGTTAAGTAAAGGTGGTAGCCGTTTAAAGAAATGGGACCACCCCACTTTGCATTCTCTTCTATATAAGTCCACTCATTACAACCACCCATCAGCAGTATGGATTCGCGAAACTTCAAATAATTACAACTGGGCATATAACTTGTTTAAAGGTTTGTGTAATGAATATACTGCTCGACGTGGTAAGGTTCATGCAACTGAAAAACTTTTAGACTTGGCTCTAATACAGCAACCCGTTAATATCAAATCAGGTTCTCAAACTACATTTGCGATTTGCATTGCCGATGAATACGAACTTGCTGATATTAAAGATCCCATTGAGGCGTATCGTCGTTATTACATTAAGAAAAACAACGAGCAGTTTAACATGGGTTGGATTGCGAATAAGCCTGAATGGTTTACTACTGGTGAATACGGAGTTGTTTTATAATGTATACTATTGAAAAAGAAATCACTCAATGGCCAGAAGGTCAAGACTTCAATCATTCGTATTTGTTTGATGACCGCAAACGTTGTGTTGGATATATACCTAAAGGTACTGAAGTAATTAAGATGTTTGCGAAACCAAGCTTAAAGTTTTCGCGTTCGTATCGTAAATTTAAAAAGGTAGGTACATACGATGAATCAAGAAATGCTGCTTAAAGTTTTAAGTATAATTGTTATAATAGGTTATCTAACAGGTTTAGTCCTAGTGCTACATTCTACACTTGGCTCACCTGTTGCGGTGATGTTAGTCATTTGCTATTTAGTTTTTGTTTACAAAATATTTAAGGAGCCAAAACGTGAAAATTAGTTATTACTCTGATCTTCATTTGGAATTTGATTACCATAAATGGGATCACATATTCAATGACGGTGCTGACGTAATGGTTCTTGCAGGCGATATTGGTGTTAAGAATCGACAGGTCGAGTGGATTTTAGCTCAGCCGCATAAACATATCATTTATGTGCCGGGAAACCACGAATACTATCAGTCTTCAATCGAAAGTGTTAATCGTAAACTCGACAATGCATTTCGGGGCACTAATGTACACTTTTTGCCCGAAGGCGAACATGTAATCATTGACGGCGTGCTATTTGTTGGTGCAACAATGTGGACTGATTATTATCTGCATGGTGGTGCTACTATGCCTCACTCCCAATATAAAGCACAGACTTCTATGAATGATTATAAACATATTCGTACTGAGCCTGACTATCGAAAAATATCACCAAGATACACGTCTGAGTTATTTGCAAAGCACACTAAAAAGATTGCGGCTGCTTTACAGTCCGAAGAATATAACAAAAGCGTGGTGGTGTCACACCATGCGCCATCCGAGATGTCAATACATGAAGACTATAAAGGACAATTATTATCGCCTGCTTACGCATCCAACCTTGAATCATTTATGGGCGAGCATAAACCTGATATTTGGATTCATGGGCATGTTCATAACAGTTTCGATTATAACATTTATAATACTCGTGTTCTCTGCAACCCACGCGGTTATGTCGCGGCTGGCGAACCTAATCTTGATTTTGCACACACGTCGGTGATTGAAATATGAGTCAAGCTACTTATGATAACAAATCATCCATGCTTCGTGAATATTGGATTGACCGCAAGCTAGTATTGGATATTGCAAAGGAAGACCTTAGTCGCCCACTTCCTGAAAATTTCATCGATGCCAATGAATGGGAAGATGGCAAAATAACTGGAAACAAAATTGCTATACTTGGCTATGACTGGTGCCAATGCTGTGATGAGGTACATTTTATAACTCAGCAAATTGAAGAAAATCCATTAATGGATGATTTGCCTTTAAGCGTTAGTGAATGTAATGGGTGTGGGTCAATGTTTGAAAGACCTGAAGACACCGAATTAAATAATGCTATGGGCACTTGGTATTATTCAACGCCAGAAGGGTATTACTCAATTGACTGACATGGAACTGTTTGTTAATCTTAAAGTCCGAACGGTTGGAACTAAAAAGGTTTGGGTTAACATCTTATATGAAAAAGGTCAAGGGTATTGGTGTTACACGTTTTACCCTGGGTATAGGTATGAAGTATATGTAAAGTT